GAACCGTCTGGGCGTGCAGGAGATACTGGCAGGCCAGCGCAAGGCTACCAAGGTGCAGCGCGGCGAGGTATTTGGCAGCGACATCTACATGTGGCAGGTCATCAATGACAGCAGCGAATACTACGCGCTGTTTGAGCTGACGTATACGGCGCGGCCTGTGTATACGCAGCTGGAGGCCTTCTATCTGACGCAGGACTCATCCACGGTTACTACGGCTATTGGCGACGCCATTAACGTACATAATCCAATTATCAATGACCCAATCGTCGGCATCACTGGACGCGCTGAAGCGTTCAACCGATATGCAGGCAACGGATATGCACAAGTAGGCAGCCGTGACCAGAGCGTTGTTCGAGTCATCGCAAGCCGAGCCGCTTCTACGCAATCTGTGAACGATACGGATCGGCACATATTCAACACGTGGTCAGGCGCGAATGGCTTTGGTCGCGTTTTCTTACCACCGATTGCAGAGAGCGAAGGCCGTGCCATTATGTTCCATAGTGACGGCACGATAAGCGCAAACACCTACGTGACGCTGTTGCCTGACCCTAGCGATACGAGTACAACGATTGACGGCGCAATCAGTTACGATTTCAATCGCGCTTATGATGGCATCACTATCTTGGGCCACAAAGATGGCAACTGGTATATAATTCAGAAGAAGGACAAATGATTTACGAGATGGCAATGGCATTGCTGCCAATCATTGCAGGTATTGTTGGCGTTTGGGTCAACCTCAACAGCACGGTCGCACGGCTTAAGAGCCGCGTGATTCAACTCGAGCTGCACCAAGACGAATTTAAACGCGATATGAAGGAGCTGCTGGAGGCGGTGCACAAGATTGAAATCATGCTTGCAAAAATGCAATCAAAATGATTTGGATTATCTTGGCAACCGTGTTAGCTAACATGATTTACAAGGCTCGCAATTATGGGCGCGGCGACATAGCCGACGTCATCATCCTGATTGCAGCCGTCTCCATAGCCTTGTCATGAGATACTTCAACTATCATGAGTTCGACAGCCCAGACGCAATTGGCAGCGGCGAGCAAATGATGGACGAGGTATTCTTGGAGATGCTGGACAAGGCGCGGCACCTCGCTGGCATACCATTTAAGATTAACAGCGGATACAGGACGCCCGAGCGGAATCGCTTGGTAGGGGGGAAAAAGACCAGCAGCCATCTCAAGGGCCTCGCGGCTGACATTCACTGCGTAGACTCGCGCAGCCGAGCCTACATCATTGGCGGATTAATCGACGCAGGATTTAACCGCATAGGCATTGCACAGACATTCATACACGTTGACGACGACCCCAGCAAGGACGCCGACGTGATTTGGCTATATCCATGAAGCTAGAACAAATAAGCCGCACGGTCCACAGCGTAAAGGTGGACAATCAACACCAGCGTTTCCTGTTCATCTCTGACGTCCATTACGACAGCACGAAGTGCGACCGCGTCATGCTGCGCAGGCACCTCGACGAAGCGAAGCGTACCAACACGCCCGTCTTCATCTTTGGCGACTGGTTCGACTTGATGCAAGGCAAGTGGGATCCGCGTGGTTCGTACAGCGACCTCAGACCAGAGTACAAAAGCATCACGTACCTCGACGACGTCATCGAAGACAGCGCCGAGTTCCTGACGAAGTACAAGGATGTCATCAAGTTCTTTGGACGCGGCAACCACGAGACCAGCATCGAGAAGCGCATGCACACCAGTCCGCTCGACCGCGTGGCGTACATCGTAAACAAGAACGGCGGCAACATCACGGTGGCAGGCTACAGCGGCTGGCTGTGGATGCAGATTATCATCAACGGCAAGCGCCGCAGCTCGACATTCGTGCACTACCATCACGGAATGGGCGGAAATTCGCCTCGCTCCAAAGGTGTCCTCAGAGTCGACATTGACCAGATGCAATTCAAGGACGCCACCATGATCGTGCGTGGCCATACACACCAGAAGTGGCACGTACCAATCACCACGGACCGCATCAGCAGGTACGGCAAGCTGTACCAAGACAGCGTGCACCATCTGCAGCTCGGAAGCTACAAGCTGCTCGGCGACCGCTTCGCAGGATGGGCGACGGAGAAAGGCTTTAACACGCCACGGCTTGGCGGCTGGTTTGTTACTTTGCACAACTCTAACCAAGACCAACCGTATTGGTCGGTCGAAGAAGCACAATAACATGAAGGAGATATTCCTGAACAACTGGGCCGAGATTTGCTTGGCCATCCTCACCGCCGCTGGTACTATCACCGCCTTGACCGAGACGGAGAAGGACGATAAGGTGATTGACGTACTAAAGCGCATCCTCAACGCTGTAGTCCTTGGACGCAGCAAGCGTCGAAATAAGGAATAACTGCGTATATTAGCGCTGTTCTTTCGCAAGTAGGAAACAGATTTTTTTCATTAGGTTTTGGAGAAGCGGCATCTCAACGGAGGTGCTGCTTTTTTTTGTCCAAATGTTTGGACGTTCGTAAAATGTATTTTACATTTGTCAAGAATTCACTACTAATGGAAGACCAGATAATACTACGATTGGACGACGGCCTTGAGATGGTCGTGACGTTCGAACTGTGCGGAGCAGAGCCTGCTACGGACATCTCACCACCTTACCCAGCCACGATCCACATCCTGAGCGTCAGGCTGTGGCAGAAAGGGTACAAGAGCTACGACTGCGTAGACATCACCTGCGCGGATGACTGCCTGCTGGACTGGAACCAAGAGCGCATTGAGCAAGCAATATGGAAACACCTCGAAGACGAAGAACTATGAAAAAGCCTATCTGTGTGCGCAGCAGCGTGCACGTAAAACCTACAAGCGACTTCAACCACTGGCAGCAAGAGATGGCAGAAGAGCGCCGCTTTCAATTACTGATGGAACAATTCAAGGCCGATCTGATTGCGGCCTACACAAACCGAAACCGATGAACATACAAGACATCTACGTGAGCGCCTGCCGTGGCGCCTTCGACCGCAACGTGTACGACGTGCGGCTCATTGATTGGCTGGAAAACGTGCGGCCACAGATTCCGCTGAACGACTACAGCAAGAAGCAGCTGCCTGCCATCATGCCGCACGGCTTGTTTGGTACGCGACGACAGGACACCTTTAAGCAGCACAGCGGACTGGTGCAAATCGACATTGACCAGAAGCACCAGAAGAAGGAGTTGAAGCCTGAGAAGCTGGTGAGCATGATGCAGGACCACCAACAAATCCTTGCGGGCGGAGTGAGCTGCAGCGGATCGGGCGTTTACATGCTCGTAGCTGTAGCAGACATCACGCAAGAGAATCACCGCGATTGCAGCTACAAGGTATGCGAGTGGGTGGAGTGGCAGTTTGACGTCCTGTGTGACGAGCCAGTGAGCAACAACCTGAGCAGCCTGCGCTTTGCGTCACCGCACGCGCCTTACATCAACCTCGACGTCAAACCAATAAATGCAGCATCATGAGCGCGATTGACGAACTCAAGGCACTGTCGAAGAAGTACGACATGCGACCTGACCATTTCCACAAGGACCCACGAGGCTTTGTAATTATGACGCGCCGAGGCGTGGAACACGTACAAGCCAAAATAAAGGCCGTGGTGACCTTTGAAACGGTTCCCGAATGGTCTGACCCCAGCGAAGGGCGATATTGCGTTAAAGCACACGCAAAATGCGAAATAGGGCAGGTGGAGACGTATGGAGAGGTGAGCAAGAGCAATAACCGCAATGCTTACCCCATAGCCATGAGTGAAAAACGCGCCTTATCACGCGCGATTTTGAAATTGGCAGGTTTTTACCAGCTGGAAGTTTATGGAGAGGATGAGCTTGAAAGTGCTTAACCTGTATGCTTGCCTTGGTGGCAACCGTTACAAGTGGGACGAGGTCACTGACATTGACGTCACAGCTGTGGAGTTAGATCCGCATGCTGCAGAGTTGTATCAAGAGCGTTTTCCAAATGATACAGTGATTATTGCTGATGCGCATGCGTATCTGTTAGAATTCTACAAAGACTTCGATTTCATATGGTCAAGCCCACCATGCCCAAGCCATAGCCGTGCTAGGTTTTGGTCATATGGCAGAAATGGAAAAAGGCCAGTTTATCCTGATTTAAAACTGTATGAAGAAGTAATTTTTTTGCAGCATCATTTCAATGGGAAGTGGGTCGTAGAAAATGTCGACCCGTACTATGAGCCGCTAATACCTGCTCAAAAAAGAGGTCATAATGTGTTTTGGTCCAACTTCTTAATACCTGCTCATTTGACAGACAGAAAGGCAAAAATTTGTACAGGAGAAAGGGAGCTGCAACACCTAAAGCGTTTTCATGACTATGATTTCACAAAATACAAAGGCGCGCAAAACCGCATTAAAATGGCGCGGAACCTTGTCTGTTATGAAGTAGGTAAACGCATATTCGAAACAGCCTGCGGTATAATACACCAACGGGATCAACATCAACTGCAGCTGCTATGAACCTAGACGAGTTCTTTGACGACGTCAAAGCCGATCAGCACGCGCATCAGGAGCGCCTCAAAGACTACGCGCTGTTCCTGCTGCTCAACAGCAGCATGCGCGATGACGACGACGGCCTTGAAGACGAGATAATTGACACGGAGCCGACGCTGGAGCGCTGGCGCGAGATATTCGAGCGATTGAAGCTCAACCAACTACGGACAATCGACCTGCCTAACTGGTCACAAACATCATTTAACAAATCCTATAAACATCATGGAATTGACAATTGAAGGCGTGGTTCGCCGAATCAACCAACCGCAAGAATTCGCTAGCGGATTCCGCAAGTGCGAAGTGCATATTGAAGTAGAAAACGGCAAGTACACAGACGTGCTGCCTATCGAGTTCATAAAAGAAATGGCCGACGAAGCGAGCACCTTAAACATCGGCGAGCGCGTGAAGATGCGCTGCTTTTTGGGAGGCCGCGAATGGGACGGCGGGGATCGTGGCTGGCGTGCGTTCATGAGCTTGACGGTTTTTAAGTACGAGCTGCTCGACCCCAAGAGCATACGCGAGACGGTCATCGAAAAAAGCAAGCAAACAGAGCCTCAAGCTGACGACATGCCGTGGTGATGTACAAGGTCAAGATTCACAACCAGAACACCAGCATCCGCTTCGAACGTCCAGACAGCATGCTGAAGTACATCCAGAGCCTGAACACCAAGGGCATAAAGTTTACACTTGAATTCGAGAGAGATGGAGATGACACTGAAAATGTACCTGCAACACCACTACGGTAGCCTCACGGCATGTGCCGAGGCTATCGAGGTGACGAGGCAGACGCTGCACAACTACGTCACCAAGGACCCAGAAGGCGTGCTTCGACACACCAGCCGCCTCATGCAAAATGAAAACATCACGCCGCAGGACCTCATCCGCGCGGTATTAAACACCCAAAACCAACATGAAGCAATTTGAACCGATATGGGTTGCATTAAGCCCAATCGAAATGGAGCTGGCTTACGAGCTAGGAAAGGAGGTCATCGAGACCGAGATGAAAAACAACCACACAGGCAACAACAAAACAAGCAAATTTGCCGGCTTTGTTACACAAGTAGCAGCTATGAAGCACCTGTCTGCTGTCAACGTGGATGATTACGAGTACGACCTCGAATGGCGCGGCAAACGCATCGAGGTGAAGACAAAAATCCGCGGCGTATTGCCTGAACCTCATTACGCTGGCTGCGTTTACGCTACGAACGCTGATCAGCTATGTGACGTCTATTTATTTGGCCAAGTCATGAAAAGGCCAGATAATCCAAAAAAATTGGTCCACGGCGCTTATCTGTGTGGCTGGATTGATAGAGGACGCTACAACGAGACTTTTTATCAAGTGAAGCGTGGCGATTTGGATGGTAAATACGAGGAGGCTGCTGATGCCTTTAAAATTGAGTATCGCGATTTACGACCAATCAGCGAGCTGAAGTGAAGCGCAAGTACATCAGCATACCCATGGAGATTTGGAACCTGAGCGAGCTGCACCCAAACGAACGGGTGCTGCTTGCTGAGGTCGCCAGCTTCGAGCACAATGGACGCGAGTGCTTCATGAGCAACGAACACGTGGCCGAGTTCCTGCACGTAGCAGAATCGACCGCAAGGCGTTACTTGAAGACGTTGATTGACGGCGGCTACCTCATCCGATCCGGTGACAGATACGCCAGACGACTGCTCAAAAATGAGCAAACGAATGCTCAAAATCGAGCAGACGAGCGCTCAAAAATGAGCAAACGAACGCTCAAAATTGAGCAAACGAGCGCTCAAAATCGAGCACATACTAATACAGTATACAAAACAA